GTCTTTATCAACAACTGCCCAAATAAGGCGGGAGGCTTTGCCAAATGAATTGCTTAAATATCTAATAAATTGATTTCTTGATGCGTTGCCACGCCTGCCTGCAACTTCAAATATTGCACCAGCAGCACTCTTATTAATTAACGCACCAGCGCTAGTGGTGTAATCACCACGAACTTTACCTTGCGCTCTGCTTTTTACAATGCCTGTTTGAATTTCACTAACATCCCACGCTGGCCAGCCTGCGCCACCGCGAGTTCTTGGATTAGCGGCTGAAGTTTTACGCCAGCCGCGCATCGGAGTTCCATAAACAGGATTAGTAAATTGAACTACTAAGTTATCTGCTGATCTTTCAGCGCTAGTTAATGCGTCATTAATTACTTTGTTAAATTTTCTAGCCGCTGCTTTATCAAATTGTTTTAAGGCATCTTGCGTTTCTTTGATACCTGTTAAAACGATAACCTCATCAGCCATATTTATTTGCCTTTGCTCTTTCCTTTAGATAGGCGAACATTGCTTCTAAGACACCATCAGGGGCATCTATCAAATCAATAGGAGAGATGCCCAACTCCACCGAGGCCGTTGCAATTGCAAAGGTTAGGCTATCTCGGTGGATTCTGAATTTGGGTCTGAAATCATTTCAACAGATTCCAGCGTATCTAAAAATTCTGGGCCAAAAGGTTTTACAACTCGGCCATTATCTTTCAAAGATTGCCAAGCGAGGTAGTAGATGTGTTCCATCTTTTGATCCTCTGCAAACAATTTTGCCAATCCTTTACCAAACTTTTGTTCAAAAGCAACGATGGTGCGAGGGCGTAGTGAAAAAACGCTATCTACACCATCGTTAGTTTTGATCTTTAGTGATAATCCATCCATTTTATTTCCCCCTAGTTAGTTATGATGTTGCTTTTGTTATTGCACCTGATATTGGCCAGGTAACACTTGCTGTTGCTAGTTCTCCAACGGCACCAGATAGTGGCTGCCATTCTGAAACTAAAGCATTGAATGAATATGATGGATTTGTTGCAGTTGTACTTCCTGCTACTGGCTTAATTACCATTGCAGCAGAAGTTCCAATTGTAGGGTAAATAATTGATTCAAGAAGTCCAGAACCGAAATCCTGGAAAAATTCAACTGTTACCTGATTATCTGCTAATCCCGCAACTCTAGTGCGTGCGGTGTTTCCGAAAGATGTTGTATCTACTACATCTAGTGAGGTGCTTAAAGTTATTGAACTTACATAACTTGAAACATCAGTGCTTGCGAAAGTAACTGAAGCGTTAGTTAATACGATTCTTGCCATTATGCGACCGCCTTAGTGATTGATCCTGAAATTGGCCAAGTAACAGATGCAGTGGCTAATTCGCCAACTGCGCCTGATAATGGTTGCCATTCTGCAACTAATGCAGAAAATGTATAGGAAGGGTTAGTTGCACCTACTGTTGTATCAACTGGAGTAACAACAACAGTAGTTGTAGTTCCAATCAGCGGATAAATTGTTTGTTCAACATTTGATGTTGCAAAGTCCTGATGAAATTCAAGAGTTACAGAATTATCTAACAAACCAGCAACACGGCTTCTTGCTGCTGTTGATGAGAACCCTGTTGTGTCCACTACATCAGCACTGGTACTTAAAGTAACGCTTGCGATGTGATCAGATAAATTAACTGAATTTATCGTAACCTTCGCATTTGTTAATACTAATCTTGGCATTATTTATCGGCTCCTTCTTGGATTGCTGGTTTGGTTGTTCCCCCAGTTGCCTTAATGTGATTGCCAGTAATCAATGCTTCGATGTTGGCTCCTGCATTAAGCAATTCTTTTTCGGTGATTGATTCACCTTTCTTTTTATTACAAACCTCTACTTCTGAGGTAATTACATAAGACATTTTTTCTCCTTAACCCCAAAGTGTGAGGCGGTATCTATAAGATAGGAATAAACTGCCAGCAGAATCATAAGTGCCACCTTCAGCGCTAATAACTCTAAGTGTGTTTACTGCACCACCTAAAGTTCTATCGCCTTCAATAGCAGCCTTAATTGAGCCAGCCCCTGATCCTGCTAGAAAAGCATCTAACTTATCTTGGGCAACTCTTTCTGATAGGCGTTGAACAATCACCAAGACATCACAATTGGCTTGGTCTAAACCTCGCGCATTGTTTATATCGAAGGTGAAATCTAATTGGCCAACAATCGCTGCTGGCGGGCTAACAGTATCTGGAATTAAATCATACACTCTAAGCCCAGTAATTGTTTGAAGGCGAGTTTTTAAACCATCTCTAACATTGCTTGGGATCACTTAGCCAAGCCGCCATTCTTGCGGAATGGGCGAAGTAGAACTTCAACATCAGCATCAAGGCGAGAATACAATCTAACAGTTCCCATTTCAGGGCTACCAGCAATTCCAAATGGTGATTGCCTGCGACCAAATAAGCGTGATGATTGAATCAGAGTAGCCATATTTACTTCAGGTGGTACTGCTGAGAATCCCCAAACACCTTTAATTCTAAGTGATTGAGGTAATTGATAAGGAAAAATATAACTGCCAATTGCTAAAACTCTATTGTAAGGCCAAGATTTAATTGGGTTATTTATTGGCTCAATCATATAATCGCTAGTTGCCCAAACAGTTCCATAGGTAAAATCAAAATTATCATCAGTAGCAATTTCACTAACTGTTATTATATCATCGATGTTTACTGTATATGGATCAACTGGAGTGTAATAGCGAGTTACTGTTGATTGAGTTGTTCCATTAACATAAAAGAAACGCTCAGTATAATCATCAATCATCCTACTAGCCGAAGTAATAGCAGCCTCTAAAGCAGTATCATCTACTGAATCAGTGATATTTAATGAGGCTTTTAATTCAGCCAATGTGCAGTAGCCATTAGTTATTGCCACGCTTTATCCTTCTTTCCGCTTTAGGTAAAATCGCTCTTTCAAGTTGCGGCTGGGCAGTAGCCGTTTCTTTAGGTTTAATTCTTTTATTAAAAATCTTTTTTAATTTTTCCATAATTTATGGTGCCTATCATCTAGCCAGTATGATTTTTGATGAGGCAAAATTGCCCCTGTATGCACATATATTGGAAATCCAAGGGAACGAATGCGACGGCTGAAAAGTAAATCCTCGCCTATCCATTCGCCATTTACTGGGCCATCCCAAAACCAACACCAATTTTTACCCATACTAGGATCGGCTGTTTCACGCATCTTTTCAAGAACGCTGCGGTGAATTAAAAGGCAACCTGTACCTGCGGCATCTATTTCAAAAACTTTGTTCTCATCATATTTATAGAGAGGTAAGAATCCCTCTGGTGCATCTTGGAATATTGCTGGAACTGGTTTTGGATATTCACTCTTGCCATCATTAAAAGCAGCAAATACCAATCCTGCTACAACTGGCCGTTCTAAATCGTGGGCTGTATCAATCAACTTATCAAAAGTTGCAACACCTAGTTGCTGATCGCTGTCCACCATCAAAAGCCAATCAGATTTTGTACTATCCAAAAATTGTTTAACTATTTGATTACGAATCTTAGAAAGTAATCCTGAACCTTTAACTCTTACAAATGGCCCTAATCTTGATGATCTTGATTGGGCTAATTGAATTAATGTGTAGGCAAACGATCCATTTACTTGGCCTGAATCGCAAGAACCTATTGTTACTTTATGTGCGCTTTTCATAATTCCCCCGAACTACTTAGGAGTTTAGGTGGCTTAATCGGGGGAGGTTAAGCCACCTAAACAGTTCTTAATTACCTTCTAATTTAGAAGGATGGTGCTGCTAAGCCAGTTCCGCTAATGATTGATGCGGCTAATGGATAGCGTTCTGCGGTGAAGGCTGCATAACCATAAACAACTGTTTTAACAGTTAGGTTACTTGCGCCTGTTGCCTCAAAACGAAGTGAGAATGGTGATCCTGGTTGCTCGAATAGGTGCATCTCGCGTGAATCAACCAAATAGATTTCATCTTGATCAGTGCTTAGAGTAGTTTGAACTGAAGCATCTGCAATAATTGGTAATCCAAGTAGTGAATAACCTGAGTTTCCATATTGTGCAGTGCCTGCTCCTGTTGCAACGGCGTTCATTGGGCCGTTTGCTGATGGAACTACTAATGGGCGATTTGAACCATCAACGCCTGCTAGCAAGAATGCTAGGCGGCGTGGGTGCATAATCCAATGTGTTGGAGTTGTAAATACATTGCTTTGAACTTTCTGCAACGCATCAGCCAACTTTGGATATAGAAGTGCAACAGTTGGAGTTGTTGCAGTG